TTAATTTTGTGGTACTTACGTTCTAGTTTCTTTTCTTTAAGAATCTTGTTGTATAGGAGAGACCCACGAACATGAACGGGAGTACCAGAGATATAAACGGTTTTTTCGTCTTTCCACTTAGTCACATTAGACACCCCACGCGGAAAGGCAATTTCATGAGGGTCGAGTTTATTGAAATGATTCCTGAACAATTCAATAGCATTTTGCGTTTGCTTTTCCGTTCCAGTAATCATAACCTTAAACAGACCTTTTAACGCATCACGGCAACAGGCAGGAGTTGAAGACTTCACTGCCTCTATGCCCATGATCTTTAGTTTAGGTCTGGCATATTGCACGCCTTCACTATTGTGTACATTTAAGATGTATCGCTTCTTCGCGGTCCAAATACCAGCATCGGCAATTACCTCTCGGTTCATAACCATTTTATTTGCATATGCATTCATGTAAACGGCGAGTTCTTGGTAAGATTTTTCAAACAACGGTTCGAATTTTTCTTCGCAAATCTTTGAAAGTATCTGTACTGTCTCTTTAGTATGAGTTAGTTTCATCTTCTCAACCAAAGGACCGAAGTTCACATACACAGAGTCCGTATCAATTGCAATAACATAATCAAAGTCTTTAGTTCCGAGAATTTTGTTCATGTAGTTATTCACTGACTTTTCTGCCCAGCGAATGGATAACTGACCAGACATAGTAATTGCTTCTGCCATACGGATATCATAATAACGAAAGTATCTGTTACCTAGCGCACCATAAAGCGAATTCATCATGATCTTGATTGCCATCTGCTGAGTGTCAAGTTTCGTTATCTCTTTCTCGGCACCTACAACGCCCGACTCGACTTCTGATTGAGCACTCAACATGTTTTGTTTAATTAGTTTTCTTTCGGAATACAATCCGTCAATTATGCTAGGAAGAACCCCTTGTTCTAATTTACTAAAATGTACACCGTTAGCAGAAATACAATCAATAGGAGATTTAGACTCTGGTCTATTTTTAGACAAGCAGTTATCAACGGTGACTCCGTTGGTTCGAGTAGGAACAATTGTCTCCGGCGACATATTGTATTGCATGATTAAATGAGGGTATAGGGAATTTAAATCAAACGATACAATCCAAGAGTGTCTACCCACTTGCGGGGTTTTTACAAACCCACCGCCAAAGTCTACTTTATCGCTTTCCCTTTTAGGTGGAACAACTATTTTTCTTCTACAAAGTTCTCTGTATATGTAAGTGTCCCAGAGTTGGGTTGTGCCGAATGAATCTGAATAGTTGCACCCGCCTTTGTATGCTATAGTTGCCGCGAGTTCTACGAGTCCCATCTTGTCATTGAGTTTCTCGACAATCAATACGTCTTTAATATTATAATCAATGAATTTCTGGTAATCTTCTTTGTACAGAGTATACAAATTTCCGTATTCGTCGTATGACAGTTTGCGCTCATTGAGAACCACACTGGCGATATGATCTAATTTATACGACTCTTGAACACCGTATGAGTACACACCGAACTTTTGGAACAAATCCCAATAATCTAAAATTTCTATGCCAACTAACTCATACACCTGCTGAGATTTGTTTTGCATATTGACTTTCTTTTCTCTTACCACGCCCCATGGAGACATCTTCTTATGAGAATCTCCCCCGATAAGTTTCTTTACTCGGTTGATGATATACGGAATATCAAACATCCTACAGTTCCACCCAGTTACAATATCCGGGGAAGTGTCTTTGTTATTCCAAAATTGTAGAAATTTTAATAACAGGTCCAATTCTCCATCGCACTTAATAAAAACGATAGACTCTGGGGGTACGTCTAATTCCGTCAATTCTGGGTTGTATTTTTCTTGTAGTGCCCAAACATAAATTGTGGGTTGACCGAAATACTTTAGACAAATAGATTGAATTTGTTTTTCTGCTTCTTCCGGTTCAGGGAACCCATCATCAGAAGCAACCTCAATATCGATATTTGCTACCTTTATCAAAGATGCATCGTATTTTATATCTGACGGGAAATTTTCCTGAATGTACTGCGCCGCGAAGTTTGTGTTACCAAAAACAGTTAAAGAATCTACATACTCATATCTCTTGGAGAATTCAGATGCTTCTTTCATACCCTCGAACTGAATTGGTTCCACAGGAAACCCTTCCATAGTTTTCCATTCAGTTGCAGGATTCTTCGAAGATACAAACAACATGGGAGAAAACGAATCTCTGTAACTTACTCTAATGCCATCTTCGTATCCACGATAGCAAATTGAGTTTGAGACGCGAGAAACGTTCGTGTAAAACTTCATATAATACTCCAATCAAGAGTACATATTATATAATAATAGAGGTCAATTATCAAGTAAAAAGTTAGAGTCGTCAATCAACACGAAATCTCGAGACCATTCATAACCAACTTTGTGTCCTAGATGTTCCATGTTCAGTTTATCTAGTTCGTAGTCCATAGAAGAAGTATTTCTTGCATTAACGAACATGAATTGTTTGCACGCGGGTGGGAAAGTTTCCCCTTGTGCCTTTAGAGCATCCAGCATATTTTGGTCATTATAACAAATAAGGTCTTGATCATATTGTTTTGTAGGAACTAAAAAAGACATTTCGTCTAAATCAATGAGGTTCCTTTTAAAGAATCCATAAACTATTCCAAATGGACCAGTTATCCTACCATTCCAAAAAGGAAAATCTTCTAGCGTTTCGACTACCCATTGAGACAATCTTTGACTCATTCCATAAAATTCCATACATGCCCCTGGAAGAAAGAAGTCAACCTTATCCCAATACAAATCTATCATTCTCCTAAATGAATCTTCATTCACTAAAGCAGCATCATGTTCCATAATTGCAATTTTCTCACCCTTCGCTATTCTTTGCATCAACAAATAATGGGAGTGCATAATTGCTTGGTAAGCTGGAGTGTCGTCAAACGAACCACCGAAATATCTTGGGCGCAGATAATCCTTACCGTCTCTAGCGACATAAGATGGAATTGGCGGTTCGTTTCTACCGTACCTGATGGGCAATGTTTTTGGGGTGGTGCATTGCACTGGAGTTATCTTTAGAAGATCTGAAACTGGTTCAAAAGATTCTAGGGATAACTCGAGATACTTTAAAGAAACTGGGTTGTTATAATCTACTATAATATAACAATCAATCAATTTTTTCTCTCAGTCTTTTCTAGGACTAATATTATATTTGGGGCAAAGTTCCCAATTACTTTTATCGGAGTATGAAACAATTTTTATTTGTCTCAACGGTGCCTTTTCGCCTAACTTACTACGTTCAACTACGTCAACTAGACCCCAGTCACTTAGCAAAGTTGCTATAGTGTTTCTTCTTTCTAAGTCTGTTTTTTCAAGGTTAGATTTCTTGCCATCTAAAAGAAATAATTCTTTAAAATGTACAATAAAATATCTTCCTTGTTTGTGAAGTATGTGGCAAGACTGGAAAAGTTTATTTTCTTTTCTGGAAGCGATTCCTATTCTAGTTAAAGTTTCTCTAACCTTTAGAAAATCGTCCGGTTCATTTAAGGTGATCTCTAGCATATCTGCAGGAGACCAATCTACAGTGTTATCCATGGGAAGCAAATCCATTATTAATTTTAATTTTTTTTGTTCTTTTATCAATTCAAGAACTTATTTTATTTAGGATTTGCCGCCCTTTGACATTTTCTTTTTCATGTAGGAATATTCTTCTTCGCTTATCAGATCTGCAATTGATTCTGCTTTTGCATCACTGTATCCGTAATATTCTTTTATAATTTCTATGTTATCAACGTTGACCTTTTTTGCCCACTTACTAAACCTTTTACGTTTCCTGATACCTTCCCTTAGAAAATCGTATTGAAGTCTAGCATCTATATGATGATCTCTGTTCATCTCGTTGGCGAACAAAACTGTGTCTTGAAAATAAGATAATGACCTGTTCACCATAAATGCTGGGTACGAGGATTCGTTCTCTGGTGTGAGAATATTTTCTTTAGTGAAATTAATACTGTTGACAAATTCAAATGGGTTCATCAATGCCTAACCTCTGTCGGGTTGCCATAGAGCAATTTTCTAATATCTCTATTGACATCGTATACTAAAGTTTTGTCGTAAAATTCTGTGAGATATCTCAATTCAGCAACATCAAATTTCATTAGTTCGACTTCCAGATAATTTTGTAAACCTATCACAAGATCTTGCAATTTGGTCAACATTACTTCTATTCTTTCTGGGTCGTAATGGATGTCGTTATCTTCGTCTTCGAACATAATTAATCTCCATCCAGGACATTATGTTTTGGTTGCCAACCAACGGATTCCAATATAGTAGGATCTGCGCAGGTGTTTTCTCTTTCGCCAGTAACCGTTCTTATAGGAAGGTTGTTATTCTTCCAAAGACGATCAGCAAGGTCCAGTACGCAAACTGGTTTCCCGTTACCCACATCTATTGCTTTGTGATGTTTCAATTCATCAAACCTTTCAATACAAACGTCTATAGCAGAACAAACATCTTCCACATGAGTCCAGTCTCGAGTATGATTGGTTATATATGTAACATCCTTCTTTAACAATTTATCATATAACATGTCGGTTCTACTATTAGGTCCATAGACCGTGTGGAACCTCAAACCAAGAGTTTCTTTTGGAGCAATATGCTCCATTACCCACTTTGTCGTTGCATAAGGAGACAACCACCATTCATATATGCTGGAAGAAGAAGCATATATGACAGGAATGTCGTACTCTTCACATTGATCAAAAATTATTTGAGACGCCTTAACATTCACATCCCAAAATTCAGTGGGCACTTCATGAGAACGCCTAACACCTGCCATTGCTGCTAAATGCACCACCATATCATAAGAAGTTTCTGGTAGGTCGAAATCTCGGATATCTCCTTCGTATTCCGTTATGTTATACTTGTCGCGATAAAGTCTCAGGAAGTTGCCGCCAATGAAACCTGGACGGTATCCCCTTGTTCCTGTCAATAGAATTTTCACATGCATTCCCTAGAATCGTCGCCCATCACCCATTCATTGTATGCGTTAGAAAACCCGCATTGCATTACCATACAGTCACTAAATTGTCTCCGAAATTCCATAACTTCTGTCATCTCTTCATCAGTCAGTTCCGTAATATCTTCGACATCATAACATTTACAAATTTGATCGATGACATCATCTGTTATTGATGCTTCATAATATTGCTCAAACTTGTGC